AGTATTAATACTTGTATTATTATACTCCGTGATTTTCGTGATAGGGTTCTCCGTGTTTTTCAGTATACCTATACATCTTTTCGTTATTACGTTCCTTAAATCCCTTTCTATTTTAACTGTTATAAAACCTTTTTTATTAAGTTCTGAAATCCAAGAACTTATAGTATTTTTATTTACGTTATATAATTCAGCAAAGTAATTGTTAGAAGCAAAGCAGAAGCCGTGCTTATTACTTAATGCAGTTATCTCTCCGTATAATAATTTAGCATTAGGTTTAAGATCAGAGTACCTTACGTTTGCAGGTATTATTGCGTAGTAGCTTGGTTTTTCGTTCATAATGTTATAATTTCTGTAGAGTAATCAACTTCTCTAAATGCGTGTTTAATTATATTAATATTATTTGAAAATTGCAAATAAGTAGTTGGTAACATATATTTTGCCTTACCACTTGTTATCTTAATTTTAACTTGTGGTTTTGCAGAAATCTTTATACCTGCATCTATTAAACATTTACATAGTTCGTGTCTATTAGGAAAAACTACTTTAATTTTTTCAGATTCAGTATAAGCATTATACACTTTATTAAATATATTTCTGTAATAAGGAAAACTAGCATAATTAGATTTATGTGAATTCTTATAATGCAATACAGAAGTACGATCCTTTTTAATTATATCTGCTATAACAGTTACGTGAATATCTTTAGCTATTATACCTATTACTGATGCTACCATTCTAGGTATTAGCACTTCTTGTTTTCTTGTATTAAAAGCTAAAGAACCTTGTTGCAACCCTACCATCTCTGTAGTAAGGTCGCAAATTAGTTCAAATTGTTCTCTATCTGTCATATTAAAATGGTAAATCTGAATCTATCTTTTCAGCTACTTTATTTATTTTACTTTGTGTAGGAGTTAATCCCCATACCCATTCATAAAACATTTGTGCATTTTTAAGTACATCTTCAGGTGTACACTTATTATCATAATCAACGGCAGCTTTTAAACTTGACTGCTTTACAATAAGTTTCTGTACATCATCTTGTTTAGGACTTGACTGACTTTGATTATTCTTTTGATAATCTGTTACAATCTTAATACTTCCTTTGTCGTTTATGGTGTAAGAAATATCTTGACCATTAGACAATTTAGAATCATTTGACTTACGATATATTTTACCTACATCTCCGTTATCTAATTCTACTTCAAATACATATAGTTCTTTAAACATTCCTGAACCTTGTACGTTTACTACTTTACTATTTTTCATATTTATTTATTTATTAAATTATTATCATATTCCCAAGCACTTTCACAATGCTCTCCACATTTACTACAGATTTTTAAATCTGTGTCCATCTTTGCTTCGCAGCAGTTACTTTTATTACTCCATTCTTCTTCACAACCACACTCATCATAATCTCCACATATAACACATCTTGTATCTTCATCAACGTATATATTTAATGTAGGATCAATACAATGCTCGTAAGTTCCTTTTAACCAATCTTCGTAATTTAAATCCATAACATAATAACTTTAGTCATACATACAACAAAAGCTACTGCAAAAATGCTAGTAGCTAATGTTTTTAAAAATGTATATGTTGAGTTAGGAACTACAGAAACGGCATAATCTCTAATGTGTTGATGTTTAAAAAACTCTACAACTTCTTTAGCATTAAGTATATATTCGTTTCTTGTTTGTCTGTTAATTACTTTATAGTTTGTTTTCATAATTTTTATTTTATGATACAAATATATAAATAATTAACTTGATAATTAACAAAGTAATTAAATAAGTTATTAACAATTAAGATGTTAATATATATAAGTTATTAATTATAAGTTAGTTAGAAGTAGTGTACTAATCTTGCAATTTGTCCTGATTCTTTAGAATGTATAAAACCTTCTACTGCTTTTTGTACACCACAGTAACCTTTTCTGCTATGCCAACTATCAGTTCCACTTGGAGAACGCATATATTCTACAGTAACACCTATAAAATCTTTTGCATCTCTCCACTTGTATTTTATTTTGTGATGTAAGTGATGTAAATACCAATATCTATATTTAGTATCTGACCAATCATTAGGTCTTTCATTTGCCATAAGCATAGGCAGATTATCCATTTTAGCACCATCTCCGTGTTCTAAACCTATTAAGTTTGATCCATACTTATAATATTTTCTATGTGCTACAGATATATCAAATGTAACATCTTTAGCTTTTCTAAACCAACTTTTAAGTGAGTGTGCTAAATGAAAACCTGACTGGTAATCGTGATTAGACATACAATGTACAACATCTACAGGTGCAACCTCTCTAAGTATTTCTACGCATTTAACATATAAATCTAAAGCTAGTTCAAAATGTTGCCACCATTTACCATTAACATCTTGTCTTGTACCTGCCGTAGTTTGATTATAAACATTGTCAATATGCAATATATCGTTTCCTATGCAAAATAACACCTTATCAATACTAAACCCTTTTGCTTTACTTAAAAGCCCTGTAACACCCTCTAAAACCCTTTTACAAGCAATCTCACTATTATACTCATCTCCAGTTTCTAATGCTACTGCAAGTTTTCCTATATGAATGTCAGCAGGATTGATAACTAATAAGTGTTCTCCCTTAGTTCTTTTAATTGTTGGATATGTTGGTGCGTGATTATCTATTAAGTTTTTAATATCTTCAAGCAATTCGTTTTGCTCTACACCATATTGTTCTTTGGTAACTATAGAGAATCTTAGTTCTCCTGACATACTTTGCCAATGCTTTACACTAACTATGTCTTTTTTATTAATACCTCTTTCTTTTATATGTAAGTCAAGAGCAGTATTACCATTTATGTTATCTAAGTTTTGCCCTCTGAACTCATTGATTAATTCAACTTCTTCAGAGGACAATCTTAGTCGTTTCCCTTGTGAGGACAATTTATTTTGCTTCTTTACCAAAGTCCTGTAAACCTGTAACTCCTAGTAGTGCTAATAAAGCCCAAAATATTTCGCTAACGTGAACTTCATCTACACCTAATGATCTTGCGATAAAAGGTACTACCATAGCTGCTATTGTGTACCATACTTTCTTTGATTTTAACATAGTCATTATTAAATATTCTTTCATTTTATTTATTTTTTATTAATAATTTAATATTCTCGCCACCTAAATTAAGTATTCTCCTCATCAAAAAGTCCATAGCATACCCTGACTTACTAACATAGTCTTGTTCATTGTTCATTCCTACTAGAATGCAACCTTGTGTATGTTCAGGTTTATTACCTTTGTGAAATAGGATATAACTTCTATCAGGTACTTCCTGTACTAAAAGATGTAAATAATCTCTTGTAGCACTCTCTCTTGGTGTACGCATCCTTACATTGTATTTACCTTCAGGTATACAACTTATATTGCGTTCATTATTAATGTATGGGTTTTCTAAGGTATCACATACATATTCTTTATTCAGATACAATCTACCTATTATAGAATTATCTGTAAATATTTCTCTCTCAAGAACAAGATTAACCTTGCCCTCTACTTTTTTTCTTGAAACCAACTTGACCTTTGGAAGCATTTTTAGAATGTACTCCTTTACGTTTAGTAGGAGTTTTTTTAATAATTGTATAAGATTTAATTTTTTTTGGCATTCTTCTTTTTTTGATTATACCATTTATCTATAGTATATGCAATAGAAACTATTAGCAGTATAATCTTTAGTGCTAGTTCTAAATTAGAAAATGTTGTTACACTTAGGACTGTTCCGTTTACTGCTGCTACTTCTAGAGTGTCCTGTACTGTTTTTTGTATTGGCATTTGTCAAATATGTTTTTAATTTAATCTTATTTACTTCTTTTACTTTATATCTTTTCTTCATTATGTAAGATCAGGTGTTAAAAAATCTCTTAAAGTAATCTTGTTACCTTGTCCTTGTGGTCTTTCTAAATTCATTCCTGCATAGTATGCGTTGCTATCAGGAGATACATCTGCACCTGAGTTTGTATTGTACTCAGGAAAAAAGCTAATGTTATTTTTTATATAAGAAATCATACGTTCCATATAATACTCCCCTGTATTTAAAACTTCACTTCTTAAATGTTGTGCTTCTTCTGTAGTTAAAGCTACTCCATTTTCTGATGACTTAGAATATATGTTACCATTCTCTATCTTAAAACGTAAAAAAGGTATTGCGTGATATAACGCAAAGTTAGGTAGCATATCTCCTATATAAGTATTTAATAGTGTTTTGTAGTTTGCATTAGCAGGATCATTTATAGTGCCTGCTATTATTAAATCTTTTAACTTTTGGTTAAGGTCTGTACCTAACTTAGTTTCTACATAAAGTTTTTGTGCTTGTTTTACAAAAGGTAATAAAAAATCTACATCTACATTCATATTGATTGCCGTAGAATCTTTTAATTTATCTTCTGATATGAATAGTACGTATGCCATATTATCTCTTTTTTACAAATCCGTTATTTTTCATTCTCTTAGGTGCTATTGCTACTCTCTTGTCATTTTTCTTAGCAGTAAACCCTTCTGACCTAGCTTTTGTATATCCTACTAAATCTGCATCTTTAATCTTTGTACTTACAGATATACCTAGTTCTGTTCTGTATATTTGTCTTAACCAAAAATGATGACAATTACCACCACCTTTATATAAGAATATATCGTAAGTATCTGCACCACCTTTACCCCAACCTGCATTTACTCTTTTAGTAGACATTCTTTCTATATCTTCTTTTCTATATAGTTTTTTAGCAGCCATCATCTTTTCACAAAAATCTCTTTTCTTACCTGACTTTCTAGTTAAGAAGTTATCTTGTGCATATACATAACGTACTCTATAGTAGTCGTATGTTTTTTTAGATATACCATCTTGCTCAGATTTACTATCAGGTCTTGCAACTCCTGTAGTAGCTAATTCTACTTTCTCACTAGCTATCTGATTTAGTTCTGCTTCAAAGTCAAAATCTGCGTGTTCTCCATCTACTACTTCTTCATCTATTAGTTCCCAACCTTCAGGTATATCCTCTACAGTTTCTAAGAAAGCATCTAACTCAGTTTTCTCATAACAACTTTTGTCGCATTTGTCTATGTTCTTTCCACAATCACAATCTTTTAAGTTAATTAATTGATCGTGGTCTGCACAGGGCATAAAGTATTCTTTACCATCTTGTGTATGTATATGATGTCCACTACAACCTAATCTTTCAGCTTCTGCTTCAGCTTCTTCTATACTATCAAATAAAGGTAACTCTTTACCATCAGAAACTATTGAACCTACTTTTTCTAAGTTATAGTTATCTTCATCTTCTGCCGTTAGTTCTTCATCAGTTAAAGGTTTTAGACCTAGTTCTTTTCTAATCTCATCTTCTGTCATAACCGACTTCATATCTTCTATAGTAAATTTAGATGTGATAGGTTTAGCTTGTACAAATGAGAAAGGTATATTAATACCATTAACTGCAAATATTTTAGATAATGTTTTTATGATATGTTTTTGGAAAGGTACTACTACAGAATTTAAGTATATCTCAAAAGCTGCATTCATCTCATCAACATTAGAACCTAGCCCTGTGTCGTTTTTAATACCCATAAGCATAGGAGAAGTAACTCTATGACCTGTAAGTATATTTTGTACTAAAAGTTCCTGTAACGCAAGATATTGCTTATCTGCGTTGCTTACAGTAATTGGTGTAATCTCAGGAGTTCTAGTTTTATCATCTGAGAACGTAAGTACAAACTTTCCTGAATTACTAGCACCTGTAAACTTCTCAGCTAAACTTCTTTCTATTTGAAATCTTTCCTCTTGTGAAGGCACTCCATTTGCGAAGCTAATAAGATAAGACCCCGAAAAACCATTTGATATATTATTGAGATGGAACTCAGCTACCCTTTGGTCAACGAGTGCCCAATTATTTGCAGCAAGATAATCTGGGGTGTGGTATATATCCATATTAGGACTATATAAACCTGTATATAATAACTGACTAGGATTAGTTCTATCCTTAGTATTGAAAGCAGCTAACTTCATAGGTTTGTTAGTTCTTGTGTTACTCCAATCTGCACAAACATAATAGCAATCTACTTTACCCATAGCATTAGGTTTTGCTGCTCTTACTCTCTCTACAGGTACGTGGTGTATCTCAGCTATTTCTGTCTTTGCTCTATTCCATATAATATGCAAAGCAAACGCACCTTGTAGCTTAAAGTCAAATGAAATTTTTTTAATTACTTCGTGTAGTGTTTCTTTACCATTAGCTTCAGCAAAAAATTTTTTAAGTTTAACAAATTGTTCTAGGTTTTCGTTCTCATCTACTATTAAGTCTTCTCCTGCAATCATTTCAGCAGTAGTATTTATAATAGCTGCGTGTGTACTAGAATTATAATATAGATCAATTAAGAACTGAGGGTAAAGGTTTTTCCAATGCTCAGTACCATACTCTATATATTCTCTCCCTCGTACTTCTTGTACGACTGGACTTGTTTCACTTGATAAATCTACACTTAGTATATTTTCCATTTTATTCTATTATTAATTCTTCTAGTTCTTCAGGATCAATGTCAGTACCCTCAGCATTTTTCTCATATCCTGCAAACGAATGTACGCAATCTGTTGGAAATATCTCATTAGTTCCAAAGTCATATTCTTCTGTAGTCATTAAGTCATAATATACTCCAGGAAAATAAACAGGAGGTGTTATCTCGTGTCCATCTTTGTCATACTTTGCAGGTATCTCTACTATCTGTCCTATATATACTATAGCTTGTGTACCATTTATGTAAACATCTTTAGTTACACCTTCTTCAGTTACTACTTCATAAGTACCTTTAGATAGTAAGTCAGCATCTCCTGTTGCTTTGTCTGTGTATTGTAATTTGTATATATTCATATTAAGAAGTTAAAGCTGCTAGTTGTGTATCTGTTAGTGCAGTATCGTATACTTGTAGTTGTTTTATTTTAACAGGACACGAACCACCACCACCATTATCAAGACCAATTCTATTTAATGTATTTGCTGAAAAAACATTTCCACTTGTATCGGTTGCCCTCTTTACACCATCA